CCCGGAGGTTGTGCCGCCGAATAGGAAGCGGTAGGTGCTGCCGGTCGTCGAATCTGTCGGCTTGTCCCGGCTCCGAAAAAGTCCAGAAAATATGCTCATAGCCATCCCTCCATCTCGTTTATGACTTCCCGGAGTACGAGAAAGCCGATCAGTGTCAGTAGAATCATTTCATTGCCTATATGAATAAAATGCCTCTCGTGTCATACACGGAGGCTCCGTTATCGTTGCCGCAGCGGATCGCGCGGTCAAGCGCCATGATGGTTGCCACGGCACCGTCGATTTTCTCTGTAGATTTTTCCTTGTCTGCTTTAATATTTCCGGCAGGATCGGTGCGGATGAAGATGTTGTCCATCATCCAGCGGAGCACCGGGTGACCGCCGTGGGCGATACGCTTTTCCAGCGTCAGCTTCATGAGTTCTTTGGTAGGTGGCGACATATCTTTGAAGCCCTGTCCGAAGGGAATAACTGTGAAACCCATTTCCTCCAGGTTCTGCACCATCTGAACCGCTCCCCACCGGTCGAACGCAATCTCACGGATATTGAAACGCTCTCCCAGTTCTTCAATGTATTTTTCGATAAACCCATAGTGGACTACATTTCCATCGGTAGTCATGAGGTATCCCTGCTTCTGCCAGATGTCATACGGGACGTGGTCGCGTCCGACCCTTACATCCATGGTGTCCTCCGGCACCCAGAAATACGGGAGCACGCAGAACTTGTCGTTCTCATCTTCCGGCGGGAACATAAGCACGAAAGCCGTAACGTCGGTTGTGGAACTCAGATCCAGTCCTCCATAGCAGACGCGGCCCTCCAGAGATTTTTCATCAACCGGGAATGCGCAGGCGTCCCATTTGTCCATCGGCATCCATCTGACTGACTGCTTGACCCATTGGTTCAGTCTCAGCTGCCGGAATGCATTTTCTTCCCTTGGATTCTGTTTTGCGGATTCACAGGCTGCCTCGACCTTGTCGATGCCGATTGTGATGCCGAGGGACGGGTTGGCTTTCTTCCATACCTTCGGATCTGTCCAGTCCTCTTCCGGCGCCGCCCCGTAAATAACCGGGTAGAAGGTAGGGTCGGCCTTTCTGCCTTCCAGGATGTCCACCGCCTTCTGGTGCAGTTCGTAGCAGATGCTGTTGGTATCGTTTCCTGCGGTTGTGATAATGAAGTGCAGGGGGTTGCGTCTTGCGTCCGAAGTGCCCACCGTCATCATTTCGAAGAATTTCTTGTCCTTCTGGACCCAGAGTTCATCGAAGATCAGCGCGCTGACGTTTACGCCGGATTTTCCGGCAACATCCGCCGAGAGTGCCTTGTACCTGCTGTTGGTCAGTCCGAATTCGATGGACTTCTTACTCGGTCTGATATCACACCGCTTCTCAAGCGCCGGACACAGCCGCACCATATCGCAGGCAACGTCGAAAACGAGGGATGCCTGATCGCGGTCAGCGGCGCATCCGTAAACCTCCGCCCGCTGCTCTCCGTCTGCGCAGAGCATATAAAGCGCTACCGCTGCTGCAAGTTCACTTTTCCCGCATTTTTTCGGGACCTCTATGTATGCTGTCGTAAACTGACGGTAGCCATCGGGCTTGAGGATTCCGAAGATGTCCCTGATAATCTGTTCCTGCCAGTCTATAAGTTCAAATGGCTGCTTATAGAACTCTCCCTTGGTATGTTTCAGCTGCTCAATAAAAGCCACCACCACATCGGCAGCATATCCGTCATAGTGCGAGGTCTTCGCCATGAACTTCGTCGGTCTGTATTTTTTCAGTTTCCGTATCATGCGTTTCCTCACCCTCTTTCCCGTCTTCATACGGACACAGCCACGCTTTGGCCACTACAAAAGCGTCGTAAGGCAGCTCTGTCCGGTCAATCAGATATTTCTTCATCGCCCCTCCAGACATAAAAAAAGACCTGCTGCCAGCAAGCCGTCCGTAACGAGATACAGCCCGGCCGGGCCGTATCCGCCGATATTCCTATCGGTTGTTCTTTATCAGTTGTAGTTGTCCAGCAGGATGCAGCAGGCAAGCCTGGCCGGTTCGTCCATGGGCTTTGTGTCCCACCCGCGGTCATAATTGGCCATGACCTTTCCGTCCACCTTTATCATCAGCTTGCTGATCCTCCCGCCGTTGATGCCGTACTGCTTGCCCGGTTCGCCGAAATGCTTCACCCAGTAGTGGCAGACTGTGTATTTTTCTTTGTCCTTCGCGTCCGGGATGCCTATCGTGCCTTCGCTCCACATGGTTTATCCCTCCCCGCCGGTAAGGATGAACCGCACGTATTCCTTGCGGTGGTCTTCCAGCCATGTCACCAGTTCGTAGAAATCCATCTCGTAAGCAATCCGTTGCACGGCGTTCACATCGAACATGTTGGTGAGGCCGGTGTCCCGCACCGTAAGGATCTGCTCCTTAATCACCGCATCCATCCGTGCACACCTCCATTCCCGCCATCAGTTCCGAGTAGATCTTCGTGTACCGTGCCTGTTCGCTGCCCTCGCTCATCGCCATGCCTTCGAGGAAGAATCCGGCTGCCTCTTCGCGGTTGTCCCAGATTTTCTCTTCCCCGTAGCAGACGGTCTTCACAGTCTTCAGCTTCTTCACGATGTCCTCTCCGTACACCACGTTCAACCCGCTGCCGTTGTCCCAGTTGACCAGGAGGGAGGCTGTGTCATCGACCCCGACGACCGTCCCGTGGGTTCCTTCCGGCGGTGCCTGCACATCGTCCATCCGCACCAGTTCGATTCTGGTGCCGGCCGGGTACTGTTCCCGGACCCTCTTTACTGTCTCTTCATTTGGAAACCGCATCGTCAGCCGCCTCCTTTTTCGCCCCGCTCCTGAAAGCGGATGACCCGGAAAGGTTCTGCAGGAGGATTTTCCTGTCCTGCTTGTACTCTGCCCCGATGAATCCGAGCCGGAGGAGGAAGCACCGGAATGCGTACTTCTCATTCCCGACTTCCTTCTCGGTGGCGGTGACCCGTTTGGCCTCCTTCGCCATTTTGCAAAGGGCTGCGATGAACTTGCTGCAGGCCATCGCGTTCTCCGGCGGCGTGTCTTTGAACCAGGGGAAAGCAACCCGGTCCTCTTTGACCTCGATGCTGATGTCCCCGATGCCGAGTGCCTTCTTGATCAGGCTGCCCTTGGCGTCCAGGAGCTTTGTGAGGTTTCCGACCGCAACCTGGTCGAGCGGGATCTCCACCGTGAGGCCGGTGTTCTCCGGCTGTTCTGTTTCTTCCGGCTTGTCCATTCCTGCAGCAGGCCCTTCTGTCTGCTCCGCTTCTGCCTCTGTCAGGTCGATGAAGCCTTCCGCTCCAAGGACCTTGAGGACATCGCCGATGCCGTCCTCCGTTTCGATGCTGCCGTCCTTCAGGACTTTGTATGCCCCAATGGTATAGGTGCATCCCGGAACACCGTCGTAATGCGGCTTCGTCCCGGTCAGTTCCCCGAGGCGGCTGACCAGTGCCTTCCTGTTTCCCACGCTGCTGTTCATGCTGAGTTTCATTGTGCGTACCTCCTTGTCTGTTTTCGGAAAAGCCCTGTGCTTTTCTTCATGTAATACATCACTCTGAAAGCCAGCAATAGCAACGGGTTTTCCGCCATTTCCGGATTAATTATCTACCGTATCACGAGCCGGATTTCTGTGCATAGTACACAATCCCGGACAGCACGAAGACCACGCAGGGGAGTGCAACGCCGTTGCCCCACATCTTATATTCAGCGGAGTCCGAGGCAGGATTCTGCAGCCATTTCCTTATCTGGTTCGAGGTCTTCATCTTTCCTCCTGGGTTTGTCACATCACGGTAGGTTTCAAATACCTGGTACCAGAAGTACATTTCTTCATCGGTCGGTTTCTCCGTACCGAGGTCATTGCACCACCAGTCAGGAAAGCCCTGCAGTCTTGCACATTCCGTAGGGGTCAGTCTGCGGACGATATAATCAGCGCCGTCTTTGTCATTGATGAGCGGAGGATCTTTATAGTCGGTCGCCACCAGCGTATCGGCCACTTTTTCATGCGCCGACATAAAGAACGATGCCTTGCTTGCCGTGTACAGCCTGTCTTTCCCGTAAGCCACTGCATGACGGTCGGTGGCATCCAGGGTAAAGGAAACATCCTTGTTCACCCCCGACCCCTGCGGCCCGTTTTTTTCCGACCGTCCGATCATCGCCCCCTGCAGGATATAAGTCTGCTGTTTTGTCCCGGCAGCCGCATTCAGCGCACCGGTCTTATCCCCAAGCGTCCTGACTTCATCCCTCTGGTTCTGCGTGAACGGGACCGGTTCGACCACAGCCATGCCTCCCTGATTGCATACGGGGCTGCCTCCGTTGGCATCAAGCGTCCTCGTGGTTTCCGCCTCGTAGAATCCGCTCTTCGGATTATCCGACAGCATTGAATGGCTCGTTTTGGAACAGATACCGTAAACTTTCGGTTGGAACAGCGTCTGGTCATTATTGGTACCGAGCGTTGCAGACTTGTCATCCTGGATGAGCGGTCCCTTGCCGCCGCCATCACACCCGCTCCGGATTTTCAACGTTTTCGGTGTTTCCACCACAAACGGCTGGTTGTTTCCTCCCGTCCCGAATGTGGAGAGTACGGTCTGCGCAACGTCGAGCGGACCCGTGTACCGGCTGTCCTGTGAATGGTTCTCAAAGACAAGCGGCGGATGGTTCGCACCCGCCCGGAGCGTCGATGTCTTTCCCTCCGTCACATCCATACGCTCCCCGCCCTGGTCGTTCAGGCAGACAACCCCCACATGGTTGGCATCCGTACTGAGTGTCGGACTTTTCTCCTCTTCAAAACCGACCGACCTCGATGCCGCGCCCTGTTTATATAGAAATGCGCCTGTTCCTATGCCGGCATCCGTTCCGCCTGCTTTCTGAGCGCCCCTGCAAGAAGGGGAGGCAGTTCCTTGCCACGCGCGGAAGCCCTCTGCAGAATACCCAGACACGCCTTCTGACTCAAACAGTATCTTTCCGGCACTCCCACCTGCAAAATCTGCGACAAGGTAGATGCGTTTTCTTCTCTGGGGCACTCCCCAGTACTGGGCGTCAAGCGTCCTCCAGGCAACGGAAAATCCAGTTCCCATGATGTGTCCCGCCCCTGCCCACTTATTAACCGGAGGGACAGATACGGTTTCGTCTGCGATACGGCAGACGCTTTCAAGGACACAGCGGAAGTCTTCTCCTTTGTTCGAGGAGAAAGCGCCCTGGACGTTTTCCCATACGATGTATCTTGGCTTTTCTCCATTGGTTTTTTCCCTCATTTCCCTGATAATGCGGATGGCCTGATAGAAAAGTCCTGAACGGTTGCCGTCCAGACCCTCACGTTTGCCCGCGATGGACATATCCTGGCACGGGCTGCCGAATGTGATGATATCTACCGGTTTCATGTCCCTTCCATCCAGTTTTGAGACATCGCCGTAATGTTTTATGAAAGGCAGCCGTTTTGTTGTAACCCGGACAGGGAAAGGCTCGATTTCCGATGCCCACACCGGGATAATGCCGGAAATAAGCCCTCCTAAAGGAAAACCCCCGGAGCCGTCGAACAGGCTGCCGAGGGTCATGCCTCTTTTATCTGTATCATTTTCCATCAGTCCGCCCCCTTTTCCGCAGGCTTCGACACATCCTTATACGGGATTTCCCTGCCGTCCCGGATGAGGATGATGCCTTCGTCGCTGCCCGTAAAGGAACGGTACCGCTCGACCGCCACATCCACAAACTTCGGTTCAAGTTCAATGCCGGCGCATACACGGTTCAGTTGCTCACACGCCATCAGCGTGGATGCTGATCCAAGAAAACCGTCCAGGACGATACCGTTGGTCTGCGTACACTGCTTGATGAGATAAGCGATCAACGGAACCGGCTTGCTGGATGGATGGCCGAAACCATCCTCCTTTGCATTCCTGATGCCGTCGAATTCGAACACTGCTTTCTGCTTCTGGTCGCCGTACCAGACATGTTTGCCGTCCCTGCGCCATCCCCAGATAAGCGGTTCCATATTGAACTTCCAGTCTGTCCGCATCAGGGGCGCCCGCGGTTTGCGCCAGACAAGTCCGGCACCGACCTTGAAGCCGGCATCCTCATAGGCATCGTAAAATACTCTTGCTTTCATTGTCGCGTAAAACACATAAATTGAGGCATCCTCTGCCATCGCGTCATGGAAGCAGTCGAATGCCTTCTTTAAAAACTTATATCCTTCCTCATCAGAGAGGTCGTCGTTTTTGATCTTTCCCACCGCACTGTTCAGCGAAACCAGATATGGGGGATCTGTGCAGACGAGGTTCGCTTTGTTGCCGCCGAGCACTGCCGCGTAGCTTTCCGGCAGTGTTGAGTCGCCGCAGAGCACCCTGTGTCTGCCAAGTTTCCATACATCCCCGGATTTTGAAAAAGCCGGCTTCTCCAGCTCGGCATCCACATCAAAGCCGTCTTCCTTCGCTTCCACGCCGTCATCGAACAGGCCGGACAGTTCCTTTTCGTCAAACCCGGTCAGCGAGATATCAAATGACTCCGCCTGCAGCGATTCGATCTCGACACGCAGGAGTTCCTCGTCCCATCCGGCATCCATCGCCATGCGGTTGTCCGCAATGATGTATGCCTTCTTCTGTGCCGGGGTAAGGTAATCGACCAGTACGCACGGGACTTCCTTTATGCCCTCCGCCTTTGCTGCAAGCAGCCTGCCGTGGCCCGCGATCACATTGAAATCCTTGTCGATAATGACCGGGTTGATGAACCCGAACTCACGGAGCGAGGAACGGAGCTTGTTGATCTGTTCCAGCGAATGGGTACGCGCATTGTTTACGTATGGTATGAGCTTTTCAACCGGGACAAGCTGCATCTGTGTCGTCGTCTTCATCTCACCAGCCCCCATTCTGCAAATTTCTCGAAACCGCCAATCCTCTTGATGTACTGCCTTGCAGTTTCAACAATCTCTCCATAAGGAACGCCGGAAACCTCTCCGTCCCCGATTGCGCAGCATGCTTCCACGGGTTTTCCTGTTTCCTGCGCCTTGAGGAAAGCCCAGATGTTCACTGCCACATCCGCCTTGCTGAGATCCTTTCCATGAACCCCGCCGCCTGTAACGGAATCAGCCATGTCGCTGCCGAGTTTCCTGTTTGCGACACCGGTATCCACATCCGTGCCGCCTGTCCAGTACCCCAGGGGATTGACCTCCGCTCCGGGATACATGTTCCTTATGTCATCGGATGCGGCGTTGCTCTGGCAGATGATCAGCCTTACTCCGTCCAGGATGTACTTCCCGTCGGAATGGAATGTGTCATACACATCTTCAGCTATCCTCGCCAGTTCCTTCTGCTCCGCCGTGACAGGCATCCCTTTGAAGATGCCGTTGTCGCCGCAGCGGATGCGTCCCATCTGGTTATCCGCAAGATGTGCATCCTGCGGGACTTCCACATAATCGGTTTTTACATTTCCCGCAATCCTCCCGACGGTTTCCGAGACTTCAGTGCCGGAGAGGGGCACGGAAGTCTCCGCTATGATGTGGCACGCGCCATGCCCTATGAGGACTTCCACGGCGATCCTCGGATTTTCCTCTTTTCCATACGCCAGGTCGACAAGCGCCCCGGCGATGCGGTCAGCTATTTTATCCGGGTGTCCCGGATTCACTTTTTCAAACATGATTCTTCCTCCGCCTATTTTCTGTTCCTTGCACGGAGCAGCCGCTCCATAAGGTCTTCCTGCGGGGAATCCCCGTCATATTCCACGGAACAGTTTTCCCGCACGATCTGGTAAATCTGATACCAGTCCGCATTGACCTGTTTCTTATAATCCCTGCTCATTGACACATACGGCGACGCGATGGCGTTGCCGGTAGTCGGATGCTTGGCAAGATATCCGAATTCAGATATCGCTTCCTCGCACTGTATCCACCGCGCCACGCTCATGGCGTACTGCTCGACAAGCTGGTTGTTTACTAACATTTCACAGCCCCGGGCCTTCAGCCATCTCCAGGTGTCGCGGAATACTTCCTCCGCGCACAACGTGCTCCCGTTCTTCTGCACCGCTTTGAGATATTCATGGACAGGCGGGATGTCGCTGCCCTCTATATCCGCGGGTTCTGGAAGGTCATCCGGCATTACCATCGTGCCTTTTGCCGTCCCGTCCTGTATTCTGTCAAGCAGCGGTTTCTTTTTCGGACCCGTTCCGGGTCTTGGGCCGCCCCTGTTCGTACCATCCTTTGCCATTTTCCAACCTCCGTTCCGGCTGCAGGGGTTAATACCCCGTTTGAATGCTGAATTTCGCGCACGTGACCCCGCGCCGTTGCCCGGCGGAAGCCGTCCCGGAGATTTGACCCGCCCCTGATCCGTACCCCGAAATTTGGACAGTCATTGATTGAAATTCGAGAGTGTGAAATCAAAATCATCACACAAATCGCAGAGTTGGAAATCAAGTTTTCGGACAGATAATATAGTTTGCATCCACAGACCGGACAGATAATGCTATAATATCTGTATTTGAAATCATTTCTCTCTG